CTTCCGCTCCGATGTTCTTGAACGTGAGCAACACGTTCGACGCTTCCTGAATATCGACAGCGGCGACACCAGTCAGCAGCGATAGCTCCTGCGCCGAGGAGCGGATCGCGTCGGCTGTAACTCCAGCCACTCCACCCGTCGCAGTGATGATCGTTTCAGTGTTGGCGAGCGCCGAGTTCAACCGTTGAGCGTCGAGCGTCGCATCCTTGAAGAAAGAGCCGAGCTGAGCGCCAGCAACTAGACCTGCAATGCCCGCTGCCGCTTTCTTTAAGTTGATCCCACCGAGCGCCTTGTTCGATGTATTCTTCGCCTCCTGGAAAGAATCTTCGATCTGCTCTCCAGCGCGATCCGCTCCACGTATCGCATCCTTGAATGCGCTCTTGTCGATCTTCTGGAACTCGTCAACCGACTGGCGTGCCGCCTCACCGAACGAGTCCTCGATGCCCTCGCCAGCCTTCGACGCCTGGCTTTGTGCTTTCGAGAACGCTTCCTTGACTCCAGAATTGAACGTAGCCAGCTCTGGAACGATCTCGATTGTCGCAACAGCGATAGGGCCAGCCATTCTCGCATCCTACTTGTCTGGAGCGCCCGCAGGCGGGAGCGCCGTGGTCAGTAAAGATCCGAGGCCATCGAGTTCGTCTTCCTCGTCCCAACCGAACGGCAGACCGGTGTTCTGGTCGATCTTGTTCGGTGGCGTCAACGCATCCTCGATCAACTCCGCTGTCTCCGCATCCCCACGCTCATATGCGAACGACAAGAACAGATTCAGGAGCCGGTCAAGACTCAGGGTTGCGGCGTCGATTCCTCGGGCTGTGCAGAGGCCGTCGAAGCTGGACCACTGGGCAGCGATCCATCCGGTGATGACGACGACCTCACGGTAGGGCGCGCCGCAGCAGCAGACACGACATCGGCTTGCAACGCGATCATCGAGTTGATGTCAAGGGTGCCTTGTTCGATGAGCGCCTCGATCAGCTCTGCGGTTTCGGCGTCGAGGGCCAGCAGGAGCAGCAAATCTTTGACGTTCGAGGACTGGGAGATCACGTCGTCGCCGACAAACTTCTGGATCTTTGAGATGACTTCCAAAGCGGGCATCGTGAGGACCGGCAGAAACTTGAATGTGAACTCTGACTCCCAGTACGTCCGGTCGAGGATGATTGCCGATTCGGCGACTCGTTCCTTCGCTCGGTTGAGTGCTTCCAGATTCTTATCGGATAGTGCCATGAACCCCGACGCTAGTCGGTGCGCTCTAAGAAGCCAACCATCCCGAACGGGGCAACCGGGGCGAATATCGCCTTGAACGCCTTAGAACGCATTCCAGGACGCTCTAACGAGCTAATACTTGGCTGCCGACAACGCTGGAGCCAGGAACGGGCGGGGTGCGATATATCTCGTGCCCTTCTCCATGTAGATCGCATACGGCACATTCGTCCCGACGATCCCGTAGAGCTGGTTGCCGCGCTTCCGAATCTCCCAAGTAATCGAGCCGCGAAGATTGCCGGTGTCCACCGGAGCCAAACTTCGAGCCTTGTTCTGCACCCGAATCAGCCGACGGGTGAGATCCTGAGCGACTGGCCCGCTCGTCGATGACAGCAACTGCGACAACTCTGGCGAGTCGATCCGAACTTGAACAGTGCTCATGTGCAGGTCACGCACCAACGCGAATGCTCAACGCCGATCAAACAGCGCGTCTCAATCGCAATACAGCCGCCCGTCGTGTCGATAATGACCTGCCGGACTTGCGCCCGGTCCCACTCATTCTCGACCGGCAACGGCGACGTGAACGCACGCCACATAATCGCCGCGTCATCCAGCACCCGCTTGTGCGCCACATCCAACTCTGCCGCCGTCGGAGGTCTGCCGCTATCCGACAGGGTGGGAACGCAACGAACCAACGTGGCGACGATGCCCAACGCGATCGTCGCACCATTGCAATGATCGTCGGTTGCCGCTTCCGCTGGGAACGCCTCCGAGCGGAACATCGACTCTGGTGTCACGACAAGCTGGCCGCAGCAATCATCCCACGGCGCAAGGCCAGCCCCAACGTATGCTGTCGTGATCGGATCAGAACCGCACGCAGCGAGATCTCCGAGCGACGCCGCCAAGAACCACTCAGCGACCTCGTATGGACCGAACGTGACATCGGTCGTCATGTCGCCACGCCCACACCGTCAATGTTGACCACGCGGGAACGCTGGCGAAGATTGGCCGGGTTGTAGGTTCGGATGAACGCATCGACGATCGGCAAGCCAGTCATCCCGTTCGACAAGATCGACTCGATGTTCGGTCGGCTGACCGTGACGCCTTGACGGACGATCTGCGAGGCACCAGACGGCAGCTTGCAGTCGCCGCCGACCAAGACGTTGATGAACTCGCATGTCAGCTCACCGGCAGCAGCGAGCGCCAACGGCTCAGGCGTAACACCCCATGTGTAGTCGAGCTGGATGACCGGAGCTTCGCACGAATCGATGCACGGCCAGCAGGCGTCGATCCGTCGCACCGTGTTCGATGTGAGGACATAGTTCGCTGGAGCGAGGACTACGCCCGACAGCAGGATCTGAGTGATCTCGTTGACCGGTTGCCGAAAGATTTCGATGCGGCAACAAGCGTCGTCGTTGAGGCGACCGTTCCGCCATTGCCCGCTCCCATCCTTGTACGGGCCGAACCCGCCGTAGGTGTCCCAGCATCGCGAGCCGCAATCGGCCTGGTACATGTCGCCGGTCGTTGTGAACATTCCGATGCGGGCACCGGACAACGCAAACATCCAAGATTGAGCCATGCTCAACGCTCGGGCGAGGACGGCTGGATCTACGGCCGACGTGTCACAGGGGTAGCTGACAAGATCGGTCCACGGCTGGGCAACGGTGTGGCTCATGGACCGATCCTACTTGTCAGGCGTTGTCTGTTGCGGAATTGCCCTTGCGGTTGCGAGCTGGCTTGGCGGCAGCTTTCACCACAGGCTCAGGCGTCGGCGCAGGCTTGGCTTTCGCCATACCCGAATCGACTCTGGTGCCAGCCACGATCTCGCGCAGCATGTCAGCGAAAGGATGACTCATGCCAGGGCGACGCAGCCATCGGTGACAGCGGGAGGCTGCACAGTGGTCCGAACGACCGCCCACAGATCGCCGACCGGGAACCCGGCAGCGGTCAGCAACGGGTTGTCTGCGTACGGGTTGACACCCCAATCCGACGTAGCTTTTTGGCCCTCGCCTTTAACGTCTACGGAAAGCGTGCCGTTCTCGATCGTGATCGAGCCGTCGAGCGAGCCGTTGATGCAATACGGTGCCACGAAGTAGCCCCACTCGGGCGAGCCGCCATCGCATGATCCGCCAGCCTGCTTCGTCCACACTTCGATGGCGAATCCACCAGTGCCGTTGTACTCGCCGAAGCTGGAGCCGATCGTGTCCGCACCATCGGTGATCGCAGACCCGCCACCGACGATGTCCAGAATGTCAGGGTTGACCTCGCACAGCGACAAAGCGACGTTCACCCATTTGTTGCGGTCGGCGTCTTTCTCGCTGATACAGAAATCGCCCCACGCATTCTTCTGCGTGTACTCTTCGCCTGCCTCAACCTCGGGCGTAAACCCGAGAGTGATGAAGCCTGACGTGACGATCGTCGAGCAGGCTCCCACGACAGGAGCCCCGCAATCGTCGAGGCGGGTGATACGGATGACCCGACCCTTCAGTGAGTTGAGCATTTTAGTTGCCATTGCTGTGCCTCCTAAGGGCGGGTATTAGTTATGGGGTTTTGAGAATGCCGGAATCGACAGCCACGACACCGCAAGCGGTACCAAGGGCATACGTCCGTTGAGCGATGATCGACACATCGTTGACCGCTGTGCCTGGAGCCGTCGTCCCGTTGAGAGTTTCGACTGCCGCCCGATGCGCCTTCCACGGGCCAGTGCCGTAGATCGTTGCAGGCGACGTGCCGCCCAACTGGTTCGGTGCAGTGATCGCAACTTTCGTTCCGAGCTGCGTCTTCATAACTCCACCGAACGGTTTGAGAGCGTTCTGTGAAATCAGGATCGAGCCGAGCCAAGTGTTCATAAACAGTATGCGTTCATTGTTGGTGATCTGCGCTGTGGCTTCCTCAGCGGTGGCGAGGGCGATGAGCGCCCGCTCGGCGCTGGTGTTGCCGTCGGCGGCAGGAGCCAGCCCGGCCATCGCCACGTCCGCCTTGTTCGCAATCAGGTAGGCGACGAGGTACTGCTCGAAGCCCCACTGCTCAGCAGCGAGAAGACGTGCCGTTGCGTTGGCCTCATGCTGTGCGATCGTTCGGCTACCGGAACCGATCGAGTCGGTGTCGTAGCTGTAGACAGCGAACGGCTCGGCGTAGCCCTGCGTGTTGCAGCCCGAAGCGGTCAGCGCCACAACCGACGGATCGACGCAAGCGTTGTATGTCACGCCAGTCTGGAAACATGCGGTCGTGTCCCAGGTCATACCGAGGCCAGCGTGCTCACCGGCATCCTCAAAGTCAAAGACGCTCAGGCCACCGAAGGCCCGAGGTGCGGTGACCGGTGCGGTGGTCACATCGTAGATATCTGGAACTCCAGCCATAAATGCCTCTGTGTCTTGTGTTAGTTGAACCGGACCAAAGGACCGGCGCAACCCCCAGGAGCGAAGGTTGCGCCGATCCTCAGAAACTTAATCAGGCTCCGACGAACTCGGGTCCGCCGGTCTGACCATCAACAACCGTCGAGACGGTGACGCTGCGGGCAGCCGGTCCACGCTGGGCGGTGAGCATGAACTGCTCCGTGAATGCCAAGGTGAAGTCGTTGGTTGCGTTGAGCGTCGAGTCACGAACGACACCGAGGTCGATCGTGCCGCCGTCGCCTGCGACGTAGCCGCCTGCCGGGAACAACAGGAAGCTGGTCGTTGCGGGCCATGCCGTAAGCGCCGTGCCGGTCGTGATCGGGTCTTGCCCGGTCACGAACTGAGGACGCACACCGCGGATCGTGAAGAACCGGGTGATGTCGTCATCGCTGACATCGAAGTATCCGATGCCTGCACGAGCGGCCAGGGTGGCGCGGATTGCTCCACGAACCCAGGTCGGGAAGACGGCTTCGAGCACTGCGTTCGGAGACATCGTGAAGGTGCTCCGGTAGTCAGCAACCTGAAGATCGACTGCGCTCAAGATATCGCCAGCGGCGTCCGACGGCATCGTGGTCACGGTGACCGCGGTAGCGCCTGCGACGATGGCTGCGAGATGAGCTGCCGACACACGGTGCATGTGGGCGGTCATCGCGAGGTCCGTTGTGCGGGCCAGCATCTCGGGGTAGCTCTTGTCCATGAAGTTGCCAGCCGTCAAGCACAGACCCTCGGCGATGAGCCGGTAGTCAGTCCAGGTCGGGCACGGAACTTGCAGGCAAGCCTTGACAGATGCTCCCGGCGTGATGTCGGTCGCTTCGGTCCAGGTGAACAGCGCGCCCGAAACATCGGACAGACCGATGTACGACGGGATGTTAATGCCGCCACGCGACACGCCCATCGTCGGGAGGTCAAGAAGACCCTCACGGCTTTCGATGCTGAACAGTTCGTACATGTTCTCCGACGGTGTGCAGAAGCCACCCGAAGCGACGATCGCCTGAGCGTCCTTGCCACGGAGCGAAGAAGCGACGACCGCTTCCATCACCTGCGAAGCGGAATCTCCGCCATCACGGACGAAGTGCTCTTCAGGGATGCCGGTGTCAACCGATGCGACACCCACACGAGGCGAGTGGTCAGCGAGGCCGCGGGAGCGGGCAGCGAACGCACGAGCCAGGCCCATACGGTCGAGCTGCGAGCCGGAGGTGATGCCTGGGATGTCGGCGGCGGCAGTGACCGTTGTCATCTGCTTGGCCTCGGAAGCGGGCGGCGTCACGTCGCGGGTCGCCATGCGGCGAGCGGACGGTGCCTTCGACTTGATGCTGGCGGTGACCAGTTCAAGCTCTTCGGCAACGACTTCTTCGACGACTTCTTCGGCGACGATCTCTTCGACGATCTCTTCCTCGACGACTGGGCGAACCCGGTCACCAAGAGCGGAGCGTGCTTCGGCTTCTGCTTCGGCCTGCTCGGAACGTGCTGCCTGCTCGGAGCGAACGCCGTCGAGCGCCTCTGCGATAGCGGTCAGGTCGGCGAGCGGAGCCGGTGCGTCGTTGTCGTACTTTGCGTCGAACTCTTCGATGATCGCTTGCTCCATTGCGTCAAGCTCGGCATCGGTGACGCCATCGAAAGATTCGGGAATGTTGGTGTCCATTGTGGGTGCCTCCTGGGGCGGGTGTATGAGATTGGGAAATCGTCATGCGCCAGGGGTCATACCCTTGTTCGCACCGCTACCGGTCATACCGGTGGGGCGGATCAGTTGTAACTGTAGCACGCTTGTCAAGCGAGCGGGCGAATGGTGCCGCCGATCGACTGTGCGTAGCGTTGCGCGGCTGGTAGCGAAGTGAATCTACGGCCAGTCGAAACGTCGTTGCGGAACACTTCGTGAATGACTTGCGTCGATGCTGTGCGAGCCTGTTGTGCGTCAAGCCTCACGGGCTGACCTCTCCGAGCGGAGCCGCCTCAAGCCATGACCGGCTACCTTCCATGAATCCGACGTGCGAGAGCTTCGCGCTGTTGCGCCGGGTGGCGTCCGATCTCGAATGCGACCCGATCCCGCTCAGCCATGATTTGCTCTCGTGTACGGCCCACTGAGAGGGCGATCCTGTCCGCAATTCGCATCTCGGCAGGGCTGAGGTCCGCAGCACAGACCGGAACCGAAGCAACCATCGACAGAAGCTGGCCCGAAG